TTACCTTTATATATCCAACTCATAATGCTTGTTTTAATAAAGGAAATAATAAATTTCTTGTTTTTTCAATTCCATGAAGTTTAATACAATCAGCAATATCTTTTTCTGATGGAGGAATAATATAATTTATATCATGTTTTAACTTATATCTTTTCATTGCATCAATACCTGCTTTATCATTATCTAATAATGTAATTATTTTACCGTATTTAGTTTTATAATCAGCAATCAAACTGTCAGGTAATAAACTATTTTCACTATCTGGCACAATGCATTCAATATTTTGAATTCCTAAAGCATTAAATGACATTAAATCTTTTAATGATGAAGTAATTAATAAATATTTATGTTGAAATGTTAATTGTTCAGACCCCTGAATATAATTTGTAATTTTAATAAATTTTTTTTCTTTATTTTTAGGTTGGTATATTTTATATAAAGTACCATCCTTTTTAAAATAACCATAAATATAATCACCTTTAATTGAAAATGAGTTTTGTAAATTTAATTCATTTTTAGTAAGAATATAATATTCTAAAGGTAATATTTCATATTTATTAAGTTGTTTAGTTCCAATTTGAAATTCTGTCCAATAATCTTTATCTAATTCATTCCAATGTCTTACTAAATAATCATTTACTTTATAAGTTCCAGTTATTCTATATTCTGTAATTACATCATAATTATTATTTTCAATATGTTTAGAATAATCAAGTACAATTTTTAAATTTGCTTGTTTTCTAGATAAATTATATAAATACATTATTAAATTACTAGAATCACCACCATAACCTGATGAAAAATCTTTAAATCTATAATAATTTTTAGTTTCATCAAAATATATGTACATAGATTCTGTTTTTTCACTTAAGTTAAAAACAGATTTTAATTTAACTGTTTGACCTGATAATCTACATGTTAAATTTAAATAATGTTCAAATATCCATTCTCTAGGAACATCTAATATACTTGTTATAAAATTAATTGTTGATACCATACTTATAAATCAAAAAAAAGGGGAAGTAAATTACTCCCCCTATAATCATTAAATAAAAATTTAATCTAAACTAAATGCTGTAGATGACTTTGGTATTTCAAAATCATCATCATTGCCAAAGTTCTTAACTTCAACATTTTTAGTTTTTGGTACATAAATATGTACTGCTGAATCAAATTTAATACATCTACCTTCTTCAACTCCAGCCATTGAATATTTATTATTACTTGCTTTTGGTAATTGTAAATTATAGTTAGTATAACCTTCAGCATTTATCCATTCTTGACCACCTACACAAAATTCAAGAAATTTATTTTTAAATGGTGCTGTGTTATTAAATGCATCTATTAAAGACTCAGGAGTTGAATGTTTTTTGTTTTGTTCTTTAGCCCATTCAGTAATTCCTAAAGTTTTACATAAGTTAATTACAAACATAAACATTGAACGGTCTTGAGAAACTGGTTCACCACTAGGCATATTTCCATCTTTATAACCAAATGGATTGGCACTAATTTTACCTATTTTACCTAAATGACGGCCTTTAGACTCATCATTATCAATATAAAAACCTTCAAAACCTTCTATAGGTTCAGTTTCTACATGTAAAAATATATATTTTTTTTCAGGATATTTTTCATCTATTTTACTACTTAAACTAGTAATTTTTAATACATGATTACCCGGAGTAATTTTTTTACCGCCTTTTCCTCCACTTTTGCTTTCTAATAAATCTGTTAAATCTACATTCATTTTATTTTATTTTTAAATTGTTACTATTTATAAATTTTGTCCCAGTTAACTGAAACTTTACCATCTATCATTTCTGAAATTACTATTTCTTCATTTCTTAAATGTTCAGGTCTTGCACCACATGTTACTTCTTCATTGGTTTTAAAAGATAAAACTGTTTCATTACCTCTTCTATACATATAACCTATAGCATCTGCATTTGCACAAATCAAAGATTTAATTTTACCTGTTAAATCAATATTTGCTGACATAACCATTTGTCCTTTATCATCTACCTGTTTGTCTTTTATGTGACCAGATAAAATAATATGGGGTGCTAAGGTATCAATAAAATCTAATACTTGAAAGAAAGCTTGACGAATATATAAATATCCTGCACCATTTGCTAAAGTTAATACATTTTCACCATCAAAATTTTTACCCATTGTTGTATTTCTATACAACTTTACAGCTAATGGCATTATCATTTCTTCTAATGCAGTTACTGTATCTATGGTAACATACTTATAAGGTTTATTTGCTTCTATAATTGCTTTTCCTGCATCAAATAATTCTTTTAAAGAATTAACTTTAATTTTTAATGCATCTACATAATTAGAACCATTTTCTAAATCAATTAATAAATTATTTTCTAATCCTGCAAATGCAGTTGTTTTACCTGTTTTAGGTTTAGAATAAACTAATAATCTCTTAGGATTTACTTCTCCTGCTTTTATTTTACTTGTAGGTAATATCATTTTTATTTATTATTTTTTTCAATTAAACTATTTAACCATACTTTATTACTAACTGGTTTTTTCCATATAATAGCAGCAAAATCTGCAATAGACATATCATTTATTGGTGCATCTTCACCAATTAAAATATCATCTAAAGTAATTTCTTTACTTAAATATTCTTTTTCAAAGTCAGGAAAAGGTGATACTTTAACTTTTTCATATAAACCACTTTCATATAAAGAATAATTAATTTCGGAACTATCTTCTAAAATTACTTTTAATTCTGATACTGAAACAATGTAAACATCATATTCTCTACCTTCTTCAGTCATTTTAGTTTCCATTTCATATTCTTCTTTATAAAAAGGATTGTATTTAAGTTTAAATAAAGGTCTATCTGTTAAGTCAGGTGTTAATTCTTTATTTACAAATTCCATGTATATATCTTTTTCTTTAGATACTTCACTTTCAAATAATTGAATAAACCTTCCTTTTTTACCACTTATAAAATATGCATTTTTTAATATGTAAAGAGGATCATGTATCTTTAATATTTTAAATAGTGGTTCATGTTTTCTTAATAATTCTTCTGTTTTTTCTTTTCTACTCATAATTTATTATTTATTTTTTTGTTGTTGCGGGGGTGTGTCAATTTCTACAATTTTCATTAATTGTTTATCTAATTTAAAAAAACTAATTCTTGTATCACCATTTCTTGATTTTAAAAAATGAAATACAATAGTAGTATCATCAGGAATAATAAATCTATCAGGGCCATAAAATTTAATTTTCTTTAATCCTGGTCTATTTATACCAATTAATGTATCAGAATGTTGTAATAAAGCATCAGCTCCAAATATATCAGAATCTAAAACATAATTACCATACTTACCATCTTCAGCTCTATCAGGACTATCAATATTTCTATTTAATTGACTTAATATAATAAATGATACTGGATAATTTTTTTTCATAAAAGTAATTGCTTCTCCAAGATTATAAAGCATATCAAATTTATCTTTATCTCTTGCAGATTTTTTAAATAAAGTTGAGTGATCAACAGTTATTAAAGTTTTACAATATACTTTTTTACCATTAATATGTGTAACATGTTTTTCTATGTAATGATGTATTGTTGACATAAATTCTTCTACTGTACATGCATCATAAACAACATCTACTCTTGAATTTCTTCTTAATTTTTCTACATAATTTACACATTTATCATAATCATGATCTGAAAGTTTATTATTTCCTGCACTATTTAAACTTTTATAATCTTTTTGTGTTGGTGTTGATAGTTCTCTAATTGCACTTGTTCTACCTGGCATTTCTAATTGAAATTGTAAAATTCTAAAGTGTTCATCTTGATTTAATGCTACAACTTCTGCACATAATTGATCTATAAAAAAAGTTTTACCTGTGCCTGGTCTAGCTCCTATTACTGTCAGAGTATTCCATTCAATTCCATCTAACAAAGCTTCATTAAACTTTGGCCAACTTGTAATTAAACTTTTTCTTCTTCCTTCTTGTCTAGCTTTAATGTGAGTCAATGCTTCATCAAATGCTTCAATTTTACTTTTTACTTTTACAGGTCTAGTTTCTAAATAACTACTCATTTTCTATATTTTCAATTGTTTTATTTTTAGTATAATTATATACAGCATGTAATGAACTTACTAAAAGTTCAAATACTAAATATTGCCATATTGATACAGTAACAATAAAATTTGTAGTAATTACATAACCCACTAAAGAACCTATAATAGCACAAAATGTCAATAAAATTTTTTGTTTTACACTTTTCATACTATTTTATCTTTAAAGTAATTTTCTTCATATTCATCTTCACCATTTAATATCATGTCACAATAAGTTGCAAGATCTGAATCCCATGATTTATCCGTGTTTTGTTTTCTTATGAAATATTGAGAAGTCCGCATATATTCATAATTTTTCATTTCAAAATCATATACATATTTTCTTGTAGCTGAAAGAATTATTTCCCAAGAATACTCATAATTGTCAAAAAACCATCTAAAACCATTTTCTAATGTTTTCACATTAACTCTTGCAGGTTTACCACTTGATAATCTTTTATTTGGAAAAATTTCAACATATTCTTGTATTAAGTCAATAAAAGAAGCACCCATTAAATTTACAGATGTTTTCTTTTTACTTTTATTAAAGAATTGTTCAATTTCCTTTACAAATATAATACTTTTTTCAGTTAATTCCAAATTTTCATTTAACCAGTTATTTGTTTGTAATTTTTTAATTTCTAATGCATAACTAATAAAAGAATCAGGAATTCTTTTTTCAATACAACAGTACAACACATAATAACTATTAGGTGTAATTTTTGCTTTTATTAATTTATCAAATATTTCATTCATGTGTTACCAAATTAAATTTTTATTATAATTATTTTTAATGATTGTATTTATTTCATTAAATACATTTTTTGAATCCCAGTTTAAATCACTATTATATGCAGCAGTTGCTGGATGTGTTAAGAAAAATTTATAATTATTATCATTCACACAATCTGACCATTCTTTAGCTATTTTACCTAAATATAAATATACAAGTCTATTATTATACCATGTTAAATGATCAAATAAATAAGCAATAAAAGGTTTCCAAATGTTGTAATGTTGTCCTGATTTACCCACAGTAGTTGTAAAAGCTGTATTAAGCATAAGTATACCTTGATTTGACCATCTTTTAAGGTCTAAATCTTTACTGATAACTTGATTGTCATATACAGTTTTATTAACTTCATCTAAAATAAATTTTAAATTAGGTTGTAAATCATTAGTTTTACTGCAACTAAAAGCAATTCCATCAGCTATTCCAAATGAAGGATAAGGATCTTGACTTACTATAATTACTTTAAGTTCATTATAAGGACATTCTTCAAATGCTTTAAATATATCTTTTAATGGAGGTGTAAATCTTTTACCATCATTTGTTAATTTAACTAATTGACTTATAATTTTATCAAAATCAGAACTTTCTATAAATGATTTTAATATTTTTTTCCATCCGGAAGGTTCTAAATTATTAAGCAATTTATTTTTTATTTCTTCAATATTTATTTTTTGATTCATTTTTTTTTTTATATTTGTTAAAAATATTTATTATGGCAGTAAAGGTAAAAACAATGAAAGAAAATGCTCAATTTAAAATTGAGGTTAATAAGAACTTTTATTTAATGGTTAAGGATGCAGCATTTTATTTATTCCAATCTCAAACAGATCCAGAAAAACAAGCCTTATGTATTAAAAACATGACTGAAGTACCTTATAATGAACAAACTCATTATGAAAGAAGTTTGTATACATTAACTTTATTACTTGGAGAAATGGAATCTGTATGTAAAGCAAATAATTTAATTGATGAAAGTGAAGTATTACAACCAGGAGACGAAGGTTATGTAGAACCTAAAGAAAATTAATATTATACATTGTTCCAATTTCTATACAAGATTGTATAGTAAGCATTAATTCATCTTTTGAACATTCTGCAAAAGATTTACAATATTCTGTACCATTTACATCATAACAAAGCCCTGATTGTTTTTTTATGACTGTTTTCATTTCATCAAATGTATAGCCTGATTCTTTAGCTAATTCTCTTATACATGCATGTACTTTTGCAAGTTGTGCAACACTTTTATTACTTGTGGATAAACCTATAAACATTTCTATTTCCTGACCTTCAGGAAGTTTATCTAAAAATAATTTATAATTTAATTTTGATTTATCATCTAGATAAACTAACTTTCCATTTTCTTTTATTAATTTTGATGTAAACATAATTGTTTTTTTATTAAATATATTGATTATATGTCAATCATAAAGCAGCCAAGTGCTAAAAAAAGTAATACTAATATAATATTAGATTACTTAGAAAAATTTCCTAATGCTCCTTCCAGAACTATTGCTAAAAAAATCTATAATGAAAATTCTGCATTTTTTACAGATGCTGAAAATGTATATTTTAGAGTTAGATACTATAGAGGACAAACTGGAAGTATAAATAGAGATAAATTAAAAAATACTAAATTTCAAAAAGAACTTAAAGTTAAAGTTATGATACAAAAATTACAATTACCAGAATCACATACAAAAACAAGAAACTCATTTACATTT